TGCCCCGCGCCTGAAGACGCCGTGCCGATGCTCACGTGGGTGATCGTGTTGGTGCCGCCGGTGCATTGCGGAAACTGGAGTAGGTCGTCGTTCGACGCAGCCTGACCGACCACGTCCCAGCCCGTTGCGTCACGGGCGACCGCGATGCGCGCGTAGCTCGTGTAGGTCGCCTCGTTCGTCGTCTGGCTGCCCGCTGCGCCGGGGTCGGCGGTGTGGAGCGCAAGGTAGAGGTTGGTGTTCGCGTCCCAAGAGAGCTCGACGGCTTGGTAGAGTTTCTTCAGGATGTCGTTGATCGTCGTGTTGCCTTTGGCCATGGATCAGTCCTTTTCCAGTTCGTTGAGAACTGCGCGCGACTTGCCGCCTTCGGTGAGGATGTCGGAGACGCGTTTCGAGAGGGGATGGTTCGGGTCAGCGTCCACCGCCGGCTTGAGCCACGCAGCGACGACCGGCACAGCCTTCGCAGCCGCGCCGAAGATGCTGCCGACCAGGTCGATCGCGTCCGACGCGGTGCTCACTTGCAGCTCCCGCCGGCAAACGCCGCACCGAGCGTGAGCGCGTCGGTCACGAGGAGCGGGAGCTCGACGCCGGCGTGGGTGACCGCGTTAGCGATCTGCGCCAGGCCGCGAACGCTCGCGGCCAGCGCGCACGTGAGGCTCTTCTTGTCGCCAGCGTCCCATGCATCGACGGCACTCTCCGCCGCGAGGAGTGACGCGCGGGTGGTGTCATAGGCGTCGGCGCACGTCTTCAGGAGCGCCGCGTCCTTCTGCTTCGCTCCTGCCTGGGCGCATACCTCATCCGCGACCTTCACGCCTTCGGCGACGAGGACGACGGCCGCGCGAGCGGACTCGCGAGCGGGCGACTTCGCGTCTCCCCCGCAGCCCTGGGTTCCCATCGAGAGCGCGAGCGCCAGAGCGAGCACACCGAGACCGCCGGCACCACTCGGAGGATCGGGCGGGAGACGCGGCTTCGTCGGCGCGTCCTGGTCGACCTTCTTGCGGGTGAGCATCTCGCCGATGACCTTGGCGACCTTGTTCGGGTCGGGAAACACGGCGCTCCACACGCGGAGGAGCTGAGCGACCACGTACGGCATCCGCGCAAACTCCTCGGGCGTGCGCGGCTTGCCGAGCCACGACACGATCGCGCCGATGACCGGCATGATGACGAGAGCAAAGATGGTCGGGTGCGCCTCGATCCAGTCGAGCGCGAGCGTGACGTAATGCATGGTGTTCCTCAGTGATGGGAGCCGATGGCGGCACCGATGAGCCCGCCGATCGCGGCGGCGATGATGGCGAACGCGACGGCCGCGCCCTTCCATCGAGTGACTTTGGTGGTGGCGCGCATCGCCTCGACGCCTGCGTCTTCGGCGTCGACTTTGGTGATCGCGCCGCGCAACCGAATCTCTTCTTCGCGCTGCTTCCGACGACCGCGCTCTTCCGCGGCTTCGGTCAGGAGCGCGAGCTGCGTCTTGTTGTCGACCTTGATCTCTTCGATGTCGCTGCGGAGACTCCCCAGGTCCCGTTCGATCATCTGTTCGATCACGAGAATGGCCGCCTTGTTCTGCGACTCGACGTCGGCCTTGATGTCGCTCTTGACGCGACGGATCTCCGCCTCGAGCTCGCGTTGCTTTGCCTCGACGGCAGCGACGCGCTGCTCCAGCGTCGACATGTCACGGCATCGCCAGAGCGAGTTTCGGAGCTAGGTGGACGAGAACGTAGACGACGATCGCCGCGGCGGCCGCCATCGTGAGATACCGCTCGATGTTCGACCTCGGCTGACGCGGGACGAGCACGGCCTTCGCGATGGCGTTCGTCTCGTTGACGACGCCGAAGATCTCGAGCGTGCGTTGGTCCGCAGCGCGCGCGTGCTTTGCTGCGCGATGCGCGAGCTTCGTGGCCGCTCCGACGCTCTCGGCTGGGGTCTTGTCGTCCCAGTCGTCTTTGATGGTGGTCATCATGCTCCTCAGAAGGCAGCGAGATAGGCGTAGACCTGGGCGATCTGCGGTGCGGAGAGCGAGACGTTCCACACAAGCAATCGACGGAGCTTGGCGCCGAGAAAGTGCGTGTGGTTGTAGTCGGCCGCGAGCAGGCAGTTACCCGACCCTGCGCTCATCGCCGCAAGACCGGGAGTCGACCTGAGCGTACCCGCGCCCATCTGTACCGTCAGAGTCCCGGCGGACCACGTCTGCGTGTTCACGTGCACTGCGTTGTCGAGCGCTGGTTCGGTGGCTCGGTGTGGCCCCGTGTCGAACACGTAGGCGGAGAGTTCCGTGCCGCCGCATGCGAACAGCGCACCGTAAGGACCGGCGGGTTCGTTGAGAATCGGCGTGAAGTTGTAAGGGCTGGTGTCCGCCGACGTCGACGACTGGTACGACATCAGCGCGAAGGCCGTGTACGTCGTCGTCGTGATGACGTTCGTGAGTGCGATGGCGCTCGTCATGTAGTCGTCGCTGCCGTCGAACACGATGCCGTTCTTCGAGTTGACGGCAGTGGCGTTGAGCGTTGGCTTGTTCGCTCCGGTGGCCTGAACGAACGCACCGCCAGCGCTTCCTTGGTTGGCCCACGCAGACACCGCGCCGGACGACTCCGTGACTCCGACGTCGGCATTCAGGTCGAGCGTCAGGCCCGAGATCGAGTACGGGTCGAAGACGGACGTAGATGCGCCACCACCAAACCCGAGACCGAGGCCGAGACCTTGGCACTCTGCCATCGACGGACGAACGATGCGCTTCTGCTTCGGGGTCCAGATCATGGCGTCCTCAATTCCCAGTTAGCCCGCGGTCCTGAACCCACGTGCCTCCGTCGTAGACTCCGCCGCCGAGGTCGACGGCGTTACCGACACACACCCAGCCGCGAATGATGTACTTCGATCCGCCGCTCCCGATCTCGCTCGGCGCGGTGTTCCGTCGCGTGTCTCCGATGCGGCGGTTCCCAGATACCGGAGGCGCGGTGCCGAAGTCGTGAAGCTTCGGGTTGAAGCCAACCTCGCCCTCGAACGTACCGTTTTGGTATATGGGCGCTACGCCAGCAGCACCCAAACCGGCGCGAATTGCCGTAGCGCTGAAGGGCAAGCCGATCGCTCGAGACGACGTCGAGCCGGAAAGCTCCGCGTAGACCACGTCGTGCGCTGGGTTCAAGAGCCAGCGGTAGTACGCTGCGGGTGCCTCGCGCTCCCACAGAGCGAAGGTACCGGTCCCGTCGCGCGTGCCGAGGTACGAGTACAGCACGGCGTTTCCGCCGTCGCTCGTTGGATCGTAGTTACGAAGCGTGCCGCGAGCGATCGTCGGGCCGTCGAGAATGAGCGCCGTGCTTCGACTATCCGTGCGCGAGGGGCTGGTGATGTTGCCGCCGAGCACAAGCGACGGAGACTTGAATACCGACCAGTGGACCTCGGAGTAGAGGCCAACGTATACGCTCGCCGTACCGCCATCGTAGAAGTCGAAGAAGGGGCCGAATTCGGTGGGCGCTCCGCACGCCGCGGCCTGCACGTTGACGAACGTGTTTCCCAGGTTCGCCGGCGAGAAGAGCCCGTGACCGACGCATGCCGCGAGGTCGATGTCTTGTGCGGAGCCCGCGTTTGCGTCGCCGCCTTCGGCGCGCAGCCCGTGGCCGCCGCACACGCCGATCTGGCACTCGTTGACCTTCCACCCGTTCGAGTTGCCCCCGTTGTACGTGTGGTCGCCTCGAATCGCGATCCCGTCGCCGCCCATGTTCTCGATCGCGAGCCCGGAGACGGTGGCCCGCGTGAGCATCAGGATTCCCGTGCCCGACTTCATCGCGTTGGACGACTTGTAGATCGTCAGATCTCGGATGCGAGAGTACCCAGCGCTTGCCAGATCGGGGTCGTGCGACCACGGCACGGTGCACTTGGTGACGGCTCTGCCGGTGATGGTGTCGCCGTTGCCCTGGACGAAGACGATGCCGTTGCTGTCGTACACCTTGAACGTCGTGGGACCGGTCACGTTGACCTTCCACTCGCCCGACAGGAGGATCGCGCCGCCGTGGCCTGGCTCTTCGACGGAAAGGGACTGGGTGATGGATACGATCGCCCAATCGCCGGTGCTCAAGTTGTGCGGCTGCGTGGTGGCGATGACGACGTCAGAGGAGAGATCGTTGGTAACGCTCGCGATGTCCACGGACGTTGCATTCGGCGCGGGGTACATCGCGTCGAATTCGCCCTGACCGTGCAGGATGATGGCGTGGCAGCCGTCGGGGAAAACGAGCTGGGTCCCTGGCGACCAGTGGTACCCGTCGTGTAGCCACGGGTTGGACTTGCCGTCACCGCAGAGGTCGATGCCTTGGCGGATGTGGAGCGTGTCGCTGAAGTAGAAGTACCCGGCGAGGTGGCACGGCTGGATCTTGCTGAGGCTCCCAAAGCGGATCGCGTCCCGCTTCATCGCGGCGAGCATCGCGACCATAGCGGGAAGGTTGTCGGTTCCGGTCGTTCCGTCCCAATCTGGTACGAGACCGAAGTCATACCATTCGTATCGATCTGCGATGCGTTCTCGAAGGTAGATCTGTCCTTCGACATCACACCAACCCGCGTGCCGCAACCCACTCACGCACGTGGGGTCGTTGACCCGCACAAGATTCCCGGAAGCATCCCATCCGATCGCGGTAGCGAGTCCAGCACCGACACTTTTGTCGCTCGGGTCGATGGGGCCCGTGTGCTGGATCGGTTGCACGGTACCGTCGGCCGCAGTCGCGGTAGCGATGCCTGCGAACCGCGCGAGTGCGGCGCCGATGGCGCCGACGATCGAACGCACCTTCCCAGGGTTCGCGACGTCGAGCACCATCACGCGCGACTTCACCGCATCGGTGGAGAGCGTCTTCTGAACCGCGTCGACGCCCGCCGTACCCTGCGGCCCATCGGGACCGGGCACGCCTTGAACGCGCACGGTGGCGCCGTTCGCTCCACTGCGGACGACCGTCATCCTGGCCTCCGTTGCACGATGAACTTCCCTTCGAGGTACACCTTCCGCGAACCGGTCGAGAGCGTCACTCGAAGCTGCGTGTAGCCGCTGAGGAACGGGCCTTGCTCGACGGTGAGACCGGCGATGATGGTGTCGATGAGCTCGGCGGTAAAGACCGGCTTGATGCTTCCCGCCTCGCCTCCGAGCGTGATGCCGTCGGTGTCGGTGAGCGTGACGAGCGCAGGTGAGCCGCTCATCTCCGCGCACACCACCATCTCCGCCGTCGCGCCGGTGAGGTCGGTGACCGAGTCGCCGTCATCCCAAACGAACGTCGTGTCGTCCCAGTCCGCGCCTTCGTCGACGCGAATGTCGTAGGAGAGTACGGCCGACATCAGGTCGCCTTGGTGAGCGTGAAGGTTTTTACTTCGACGTTCCACGTGGCATCGTTGCCGCCGTCGCCGGTCTTCACGAGGATGTTGTTCGAGGACACCACGATAGTGGCCGCGAGGTCGCCGCCCGCATTGATGCACCCGAGATCGGCCAGAGCGCCGTTCGTTGCGAGACCGCCGCTTGCGACGCGGGTGAACATGCGACGGTAGGCGAGGAAGACGTGGTCACTCTGCGCCGCGTCCTGATCGCGGATGCCGAGCACGTAGATCTCCACGACGACCGACGTCGACGCCGGCACCGCGATCGTCGCCACGACGTGAGCGCTCTCGCTCGAGGTCGTGTACTCGGGCACCACGAGGGAGTTGCTGGCGAGCGTTCGAATGAGCGCGTTGACCTTCGTGGTCCACCCGAACGCGTTCGAGCCCTCGTATCGCTCGTTGACAGCGAAGAGGCGATAGCCACCGATGCCGGTGGAATAGATGCCGAAGGTGGTGGTGTAGCTGTCTTGCACCTGCCCATCGAGATCCACGCCGCCGTTGATCTGCGACTGGAAGACGAGCGCCCACACGCCGGCAGGCGCAGTGAACGTCGCCGTCTTCGTGGTCGAGTTGACGCTGATCGTCGGCGTCGCGACTTCGTCATCGGTCCCCGCAACCGTGATCGACCACCCGCGCACGCCCGCGAGACTCGCGAGCTGGATGGTGATGGTGTTGCCGGCCGTGACGTCGACCCCATCGAGGGTGGACTGCGGCGAGCCTGCTCCGTCTTGGACGGTGCACGTGGGGGAGGGACTCGGCATGGTGGTGGCTATCCGTTCAGTTGCGAAGTGCGTGCAAGCTGCATAGGTTTCGCAGATGCGTTACCTAGTTCTTTTCGCGATGGTGCTCGCGGCATGCGGTGGTCAGGTGGAGCCTTCGGATGGGGAGCATGCGGTGAGCGAGCCGCAGAACCCTCGATGCATGACCTTCCACAACACATGGGAGTGCGCGGCGGAACCGTTCGAGGTGCAGACCGACGGCGGGCTACGTCCGTGCTCGGAGGGGTGCGCGGTGGGTCAAGCGTGCGTGCTCGCGGACCATATCCGCGATGGCATCTGCCGCTAGAACGGTCGCAGGTCGGTGATCGCCTCGGTCACCTTGATGCGGTGGAAGCGGTTTCCCGCCACCGAGTTCGCCCCGCTCTCGTCGGTGATGATGAGGCCGTAGGTGTATTGCGTCTTGTCCACCACCTCGGTCAGCCCGGTGACGCTGAGCGTCTGCTCGTTCCCGCCGTTGTAGTAGGCGACAGCGCTTCCCGCTGCGAGCGTGGCGGTCCCTAGACCGGTCTGCGTCGCATCGTTCTTGTATCGCTCGACGACGATCTGCGGCTGCACCGCTGGAAGTCCGCCGCCGTGGGCGTTCGAGATCGCGAAGGTCATGTCGACGCGCGAGAGCGTGGCGCCGTTCTGGATCATGTCGTCGAGCGAGACGACGACGAGATCCGTGGTCGCGTTGCCGATGAGGCACGGTCGCACGACCGAGCTGAATCCGATCGTCCACGCGGCGGCATACATTGCCCCGCACGCGCAAAGCTTGTAGCCGCGAATGAGCGTTCGCCCCGCGTGGCCCACCTTCAACGTCGGGTAGTCGTCGTCGCCGAGCTCGAGGCGGCCACCGGTCGCCGTCTTGAGCTTCGACCCCGCTGCGTTTGCGGTGACGGAGCCAGTGGCATCGAGGAGAACGGCGCCGCTGATGGTGTCGCCCGCGCTCGTCTTGTCGAGCGAGTCGCGCACGTTGATGTCGAGCGCGTTCTGCTGCGCGCTCGTGAGCTTCTCGTTGACGCCCCATCCGGCGGGCTTGACTCTGCTATGCGCCATAGGACCTCAGTCGAACGCTTCGTTGTCGAGGTTGTGCTCGTCGTCGAGGAAGAACCCGTCGCCGAGACTGCTCACGCGGAACCAGTCGAAGGTCACCCACGCGGGCAGGATGCCGTCGAGCGCGACCATCAGCGCGCCGGTACGATCGTAGAACTCCGCATCGTCCATCGACGTCGGCTGCATCACCTTCACCGCGATGTGCGCGACGCTCGAGTACCAGTTGATCGACCCGTGCGAACCCATCGGCCACCCGGTCGGAGTCCACACCACGGCGCCGCTGCTGTCGGTGTGCACGATCTCGACGAACGCATCGCCGAGCGTGGTGGTGCACACGTCGTAGACCGCCGGTCCGTCCGCCCGCCCTACGCGAGCCTGAGCGACGCCCACGCGGGCACGTCGGTCGACGAGCGAGTCGGATGGAAACACTGGCAGCCCGTAGATCTTCTCCCAGCGCGGAAGAAAGTCCGTCATGCGACGCGCTTGCCACTGGTTGGCCATCCGCGCGTTCTGACTCCACATCGCCTGGATGCACCGAGCCTCGGCCATGAGCTCCAGGTACACGACGCCGTCGGTATCTTCCGTGTCGTACGCAGTACCAAGTTGGGACGCGAGCGATTCGATGATCCGCTGAAGCGAAGGCACTCCGCCACCGCATCGAAGAGGAAACGGTGTCATCCCTCCGAACGCAGGCATCAGCCAACCTCGACGAAGATCACTTTGCCGTTGTAGTCGGCGGCCGCGCCAGCCATGTCGAAGAGACGAATCGTCGCCTTGTTGACGGTGGTGGGCTCGGCGCACACGACGGCGGCTTGGTTTTCGAGGCTTGCCTTCGCCCAGCGGAAGTTCAGCGCATGCGACTCGCCTAGCTCGTCGGTCACGTCGCTCGGCCACTCCAGCTCATAGACGCCGGTGCCGGTGCGCGTGAGCGTGGGGCGAACGCTGAGATCGTTGCCCCACATCGAGTCGTGCGAGTTGGTCGAGGTGAAGTCGGGATCGACCACGAAGCCGTCGCCACTCGTGAAGCGGACCCACGCACGAGACGCGGTATGCGTCATCGCCGCGGTCGAAGCCTTCCACTCGTTCGCCGCATCGGCGTCTTGGTCGGTGGTCGGGTCCTCCACCGGCGCATAGTTCTCGAGCGCGCCGCCGTAGTCGGCAACGGTGTCAACATCGGGTGCGGTCATGGTGTGCGCCTCAGATCAGGACGTAAAACCCGACGTGTCGCGGGATGAGGATGTTCGGTGGATCGGTGACCGCGCCCGGAACCGCAGGCGTGGTGGTGGTGCGGTAGAAGTAGTCGGTGTCCGTGACCTCTTCGCCGGACACCTCGATCTTGCGCAAGATCTGACTGTCCATGCTCGCCGGCCATTCGCGCGACGTGAGCGGGTGACGGTACGCGCGCGAGAGCACGCTGACATTCGACGTGACCTCGCCAGGCCCCATGAGCGCGGTGGCGTCGAGGAACGCCTGCACGTACGTGCTCATGTTGGTCGCGTCGGGGAAGATAAACGGTGTGCCGCCGAGCGCGAGCGCATCGGCCATGTTTGAGAACGGCGTGTCGATCGTGACGACGTAAGCGCCGGGAACGCCGGTGTACGAAACGACCTTCGCGCGCTTGAGCGTCCAATCGATTGGGTCGAGAAAGCAGATGCGCGAAACCCCGGCCGTGGGAGGCGTGTCCGCGTTGACGGTGAAGCTGCCGCCACCGGGCGTGGTCGCAGTGACGTTGCCGCTGGGGAAGACGGTCGTGGTGAGCATTTGCGGCCACGGCGTGCCGTCGATCCAACCACCACCCGGACCCGAAGGTGAAGCCTTCGGAGACGCCGGCAGCGTGAGCGCGATCATGACGTCGGTGTCGACGTCGGTGACGGTCGTGGTCACGGTCTCGACGTACTCTGGGAGCGCGCCGGCCATGTAGGGCTCGACGGTGCCCGTCATGATCGTGGAGTTCACTTCGCGCGATCGAGAGACCTTCGATGCGTAGCCGACCACCACGACGCGGAGCGTCGCCGGACCATTCGCCGCCGGACAACAGAATCCCTTCTGTACGATGGGCGACGACTTCTCGGCTTCGAGGTTCACCTGCGACCAGTTCCCGCTTCCGGGCGGAGTCTGCAATCGGTCGATGTAGCGCGCTCGCGACGTCTCCTCGTCCTCGGCATCCGCGCCACCGACGAGACCGCCCACCGCAACGAGCTGCTTGCTGTTGCAGTAGGGAGGCGCGGCGACCCACGTGAGCGTGTCGCCCTCCGCATGGTTCGTTGCCGCGCCTGCGCTGTCGGTCGTGGCTTGGATCGTGATGAAGTCGCCCGGCGCGTAGGTGCCCGGCGTGAGGACGTCGAAGCGCTGGCTCGATGCGTCGATGAGCTGCGCGCCCGAAGGGATCGCGGTGTTGGCTGATGCATCGAGCACGATCGAGCCGGTGGCCGGAACCGCACCGCGAGGCGCGAGACCCACCGTGGCCATCAATCGAATGAGGTCGTCTCCCGTCGCCGTGTCGGGCATGTTCCCGTCGGCTCGGATCTGAGAGTTGACGTAGAGCGGCGTGAGCTCGTTCGCGAGAGCGGTGGCCCGGACGTAGTAGTCGCTACCGGGCCCCACCTGGGGATCGGTGATGCCGCGACGAATGAGGCCGTTGCGAATCACCCGAAGGCAATCGTCACGGATTTCTTCCGTCGTCTTCGCTGCGAGCTCGCCGATCGCCGTCATCAGATCTCCGTAGGTGTCTCGATGCCTGAAGCGATGTCGCGCCAGAGCAGGATGCCGTAGATGCGGGTGGGCGTTGCGCGTGAGACCGTGATCGAAACGATCGCGATGATGCCTGACGCGACGATGTCGGCGAGCGCCTCTTCGAGCTCATTCTGGACCCGTCGCGGCGTTTGGTCCGTCACCACACCACCGCTCGCTCGCTTTCCGAATCCTGGAAGAGCGGACGAGTCGCGCACCGTTTGAACGCGAAGTTGAACGAGCTGGAGCGACGACGCCATTCCCGAGATCGACCCGTCGTCGTTGAACACGTATTGGCGGGTGACCGGGGAGATGGCGCGCGCGTTCTGCCGCACGCCATTCGCGTCGACGAAGAGGTTCCCCGACGGGATGGTTCCTTGGTCGACGTCGCCCGTGCCCGCAGGAGAGCCGCCAGCGGATGAGAAGCCAGCGCCAAGACTCACGTGCCCTTCGCTTTCGTCGTGGCGTAGTTGGTGCCGAGCCAGGTGGTCAGGGCTGTCTTGAGTGCCGCGCCGCCATCGTTCGCTACCGGCGTCCACCCGGTGATCGCGGTTTGCAAGTCGGTGATGGCAAGGGACTTCGCCAACGTCACGGCCCCGTCGTCGCCGATCTTCACGGTGGCACCGGTGATCTCGATCGAACCGTCCACGCGAAGGATGATGATGGCCCCGCCGTCGCTGGCGAAGATCGCGGTCTCACCGTCGGCAAGCGAGTCGTATACCGCGGTCTGTCTCGCGTCGCGAGAAGCGACCACGGCATCGTGGTCGCTCTTCTTGATGACCACGCATTGGGCGGCCGACGTTCCCGGCGTGGGCTTCTTCGGTCGCGAAGCGAAGCCGACGTGCTGCCACCATTCGGACACGTCGCCGGTGACCACGGTGGTCACCACGTTTCCGATCTGCGCGGTGATGAAACTCTGCGCGTTCGTCTTCGACGTCTTCAAGATGTCGAGACCGACGTCGATGAGGAGACCGAGACCGGGCGTCAACCTTCACCGAAGTCGAGCGTGTGCGGCATGATGAGCTCCACGTGCGTCCGCGTTCCTTGCCCTCGCGCCTTCTCGAAGGTGCGTGAGAGCACATACATCGTCGTGTGCATGTTGCTGACGTCGTCGTCGACCTTGACCAACGTGTCCACGCACCACGGCGCCTGGTTGATGGTGTGGCCTTCGAAGGTGTAGTGAGCGCTCACGCCTTCGCGCTGCTTCAGTGCCATCTCTCGGCGCACGAAGTTTTCGAGCTGCGCAACCGTCTTGCTCTCGTCGTCGTGGAGGTAGAGCGGCCGGAACTTGGCCTTGCTCATGTTCCCGATCACGCCACCGTTCACGAGCAGCGCGCCGAGCTCGGCTCTCTGGTTGATGAGCGTGGCCTCGGGATGGCGCGCGAGCTCGGCGATGACTTCCGGCCGTTCGATGCCAAGCTCGTTCAGCCCCGTAAGCTCGTTCACCATCGCGACCTTGAGGCCCGAGCGATCGTTGTCACCACCACCACCGAACCCCGTGGCGATGATGATCGTGGGCTGATTCCCCGCGTTCACCGTGACCTCGCTAGAGATCACGTTGTTCCGGTTCGTGTCGGCGAGCTTGTGGATGATGGGCCAGCCGGCCTCCTGTTCGAAGTCGGGCGTGCTGACGATCACGTCCTCGCCGTCGCTGCTCACCCAGATCCACAGTCCGAACCGCTGCGAGAGCCGAGCTAGGAACGCAAACGCGCCCTCGTGCGGGTACGGCTTGAGCTGGTGGGTGAGAAACGACTTGAGCGGCTTCCCCTTCTTCGTCGTCGCGATGCCTCGGTTCGAGCCGGTGATCGCGCTCTTGTTCGCGTCGTTGTCGATGAGGATGTGATCTCGCGTCCACCCGTAATCGCCGAGCACCTTGACCAAGATGTCTTCGAGCGTGGACTGCGCCGAGAAGCGGTAGCGATGCGGATCGACGTTCGCGTCGACGAGCGGCGAGAGTCGGTCTCGTCCCTCCACCACGAGGTGAGTCCCGTTCTCGCGGCTGCTCGTGACCTTGAACCTGTCGATGTATCCGTCGGCCTGTTTGAGTCCGTTGATGCTGAGCGTGACGCGCTGCCCCACGAAGAGCCCGTCGAGGATCGACTGCCGCACGACCTCGTCACCGATGGTGAACGTGAACGCATCGGTGGGCGTGAGGAAGTGCGAGTTGAAAACGTAGCTGTCGAACTTGTCGATCTCCGCCGTGACAACGTTGTTCTCGTCGCGGAGCTGCAGGACGATCGTGTCGTCTTCGCTCGAGGTGGGAGGGGGACCGAACGTCACAGCGGAAGGTAGTAGCGGACGACGGTGCCCTTCGGGATGACCGAAGAGCGCCCGAGCGACGGGTTGAGGGTGAGCAGATCGGTGACGGTCGAACGCGTTGGGATGAGCAGCGACGCGAGCGTCCCGTCACGGGCCACGGTGTGGAGGCCGACCGTTCGAGATGCGGTGAGCTGCGAACGCTTCAGATCGTGCAGCGACGCGCGGATCCGCTCGCACGAAGTGACGATGGGCCACGCCGCATTGTCGTGCAGTCCGAGCACCGCATCTTCGAGCACCGACGCGCGATAGGCGACGTGGTTGATGTAGCCTCCGTATTTCGCAGACGCGAGCGTGATGGCGTTGAACGACTTGGTGACGTTGCGGATCGCGGTGGCGAAGGAGAACGAACGGATCGACGGCGAGAGCTTCGGGTTCGGGTAGTTGACGATCTGGTCGTCGAGAGCATCCGCTTGGAGGATGAGATCGGCCACCGGCGACTTGCTCGCAAGGATGTCCTGAAACTCGGTGACGGTGTCGTCGAGGCTTTCGATCCACGTGGCGGTGCACTCGCAACCGTCACGCGACGTCGCGCCCCAATTGAACTCCGCCGTGTGTGGTTTGCAGCGGATGAGCCCGAGCTCTGGGTGCTGTAGGAACCCGCTCGTGCGCGTGGCGAACGCAGTGAGGAAGAGACGGAACGTGTCCGGGTAAAGGAAGTTCTTCCCCCACGTCTCGCCGCGCCCTGGGTTCACCCCGTTCTTGAATGGGATCGATGCACGATGTTGAAGAGGCTGGCGGCCGGTAGCTTCGACGTGCGCCCCGTCGCGGTCGGGCCACTTGTGAATCACCACGTCGTGCGCGAGCGACGTAGAGAACTGCGTGCACGGGACGGAGACGTCGCGCCACTTCAGTTCGAGGAGTTGGGAGAGGACGTCACCGGCCAAAGTTACTGCGTGCCTCCGCGCGGCGCCGCGCTAATAGGCGCGTTCCGATTCGGGTTCGACGGGTTCGCCGTGCCGCCGTTCGCCTTCATGGCCGCGGTGTTATTTTGGAGCTCGGTGATGAGCTTCTGAAGCGCCGAGTCGTGCGCGATGGCTTGCGACTCCTGAAGCTTCTTTCCTCGCCCAGAGAACTCGTCGCCGCCGAGCGCGTCGACGCCGAACTTCCGCGCGAGTGACGGCGCGATGTCCTTGGCGCTCGTGCTGTCGTTCACCGCCTTCGCGTCGTTGATCATCTTCTGCGCTTGCTCGGGCGTGATCTTCCCTGCCTTCAGATCTTCCGCGATGCGGCTACCCGCCTGCGAATCCATGAGGGTCGAGTGGATCGAGTTGCCCATCGCGGCGACGCCCGCAACGACGCCGATCGCGCTGACTCCACCGCCAGCAGCGCCGCCCGCCGCAGAGCCAGCGCCAGCCGCTGCCCCGCTGCCCGTGCTGACACCGAGAGCGCGAGCGATGCCGGCCGCAATGACGTTCCCGATCTGCGCAGCGGCCACGTCCTTCCCAACCTGCAATGCGATGATGGCGCCGATGCCGGCGATCGGGTGATCGATGAACGCGTCGGCCACGGACTCGAACGCGTCGATGGCCGCGCCGATCTTCGGTTCGAGCTCGGGCAGCTTGTCGGCGAATCGTTCGAGGTACGGCGCGAGCCGCTCCTGAATGATCTCGCTCACGCGGTCGACGGCCTTGTGGAAGCGCTCGCCGCTTCCCGCGGCCATGTTCGCGACGTCTTCGTTCAGACCCTTCTCCGTGTAGCCACCTTCGGTGAAGTTCTGCACGTCCTTGAGCACACCCGCTCGACCGCCGCGCTTGTACGCGTCTTGCTCGGCGAGGAAGAGCGCGATCGATCGGTTGCCGATGCCTGCGTGGTGAATCTTGCCGATGTCACCCTTCGTCTTGTCCATGATGTTGGCGATGAGCGTCGCGGGGTCGAGGAGCTTGCCGTCCTTGTCCGTCGTCTGGATGCCCATCGCAGCCATCGCGCTCTTGTGCGTCGAGACGTCGAGCCCGAGGTGCTTGACCGCGGTGGCTGCTTCAGCGCTATCGCCCGCGGCTCGGATGGCGACCTGAGAAAGTCCGATGAGCTTCTTCTGGTTCTCCATTTGATCGCCGCCGTACGCGCCTGCGGTGGCGGTGATGACGGGCACATGGGAGACGAGGTCCGCGACGTCGACGGCGCCGTGTCGCGTCTGCCCAACGACGTTGAGCAGCATCGCGCGCATGTCCTTGTCAGAGAGGTGCGGGTTCTGCACCTTGAGCGCGCCCGCCGTCGTTGCGATCTCCTCCATCGACGAGCCGGTCGCCTTGCTCAGCTTCGCGAACAAGTCGGCTTGCGCCATCGCACCAGGAGCATCCGACGCCTTCGCGTAGTACGCCGCCATGGCCTTCGCCACTTCGGTCGCATCGACGTTGTTCTCGAGCGCAGTGCGCCGAGCAGCGCCCATGATCTGCTGCGTCGAGATGCGGCCGGTGGGCGACGAGCTCGACTGGTTCGAGAACAGCGCCGCCTCGTGTTCGAGCGAGAACTGCTTTTGTACGGCATCCGCAACGGAAAAACCGCCGCCGAGTGCGAGGAGAGATCCCCCGACTCGAGCGGCGGTTCCCGCGAGACTCGTGATGCTGCCGCCAATGGTGCGGCCCATGCCGCGCGCGAAGCGCTGGCGTGCTTGATTCTTTTTCTCTTCTGCGCGCTCGACGTCGCGCACCTCATCTTCGGCGATGCGATAGGCGAGCTTCGCCGACGTCATCTGAATCTGCTGGCGCTGCGCGGCCCACTTCTCTTCGGCCTTGAGCTTCGCTGCGGCGCTCTTCTCGGTCGCCTTCAGTTCGTCGGTCGCGAGCTTGTTGGCTTCGCGCAGCTCCTTCATTCGCTGCGCTTCGACCCACTTCGCGAGCTTCGTGTACTCGCGCTCTTTCTCTGCGCTCGCCTTCTTTGCCGCGCGAACGTCGTCGTCGTATGCACGCTTCGAGACCCGCTCGACGCGCGCAGTGGCTTGCTCGACGCTGCGCAAGGCTTGGTCGACGCTCGCGACGCCACCGACCTGGAAGTTGACCTTGATGGGCGGCGGCATCGTCGATCACTCACCGTCGGTTGGTGAACCGCTTTCGGGCTGCGAGCCAGCCGAGGAGTTGGCCGTCAGTAAGGAGTGCAGGCGGGATGCCATAGAAAGAACCAGGTTCTTCAGCACTCCCGGCGAAAGCAAATCTAAAGGGAATCGGTCACCCGAGGCCATGAGCCGATCGACGAAGACGTCGACCTCCTCTTTGCTCATCTTCGCCACCACCGGCCCGAGCTCTGCCTGAGTCGACAGGTAGTGATCGAAGAGCACGCCGACTTCGTCGACCGAGAACTCTCGTCGCATCTCCCCAGGAGACGGGAACGCGGGCATCTTCAGATCACCGACGCGACGACACGCTCGAAAGAGCACCTCGATCGCGGCGGCGTTCTTGTACGTGTCGTCGTACCCTTGTCGCGCTTCGTCGCTCTTGGGGATTGACGCGTTCTTGTCGCGGAGGATCGTCTTTCGCGCGAAGTCCTCGGCAGCAGCGGCGCACACCATCTGCTCTTCCTGCGTGAGCACCTGGATCGCGATGCGCACCGTCTTCCCGTTGGGAAGCGCGCGAGGGAAGTCCACCTCGCGACTCGGCCGAGGGACCGCGGTGATCTGCCCCCAGATGTCCTCGCTCTCGCTCACGTCCAATCCGCCGGTTCACCGATGAAGTTGAAGGACAGGCGTGCCTCGGCGTTCACCGCGTGACGGAAGTTGTCTTTGATGACGAACCCCTTCGTGGTGAGCGAACGACCAGCGGCGAAGATCGTGACCTCGACGATCTGAATGTCCGCTGGGTTCACGAAGAACTTGCCGGGGTTGAGCTCGAAGTCTCGAGCGGGCACGCCGTTCTCGACGTCGATGCGCACGATGGGCGCGCCGGGCGACATGCCGGCGAACCCCTTCGCAACGGTGTTGACCTCTTGCATCCGCGCGTCGCGATCGACGGTGACGCTGGATTCTTCGGTGAGGAGCGCGCCGTCCACGTAGATGGTGGCGAGCGTATAGATTTCGAGTGCCATGGCTCAGCAGTCCTTTCAGGCGACCTGGTCGATCGACAGCGCCGATTGGTGGAGGATGTCGATCGGCTGGAGCGGGATCTTGGCGCTGAGCCGCGTCTTTGGGCTCGCCTCCTGAATGCAGATCGTGTTCGCCTTCACGACGTCGGCGTTCTGCAAGAGGTCGGCGTTGTCGTAGTCGTCGGTGAGCTTGTTGATGGCCACCTTCGCGATCCTCGGCGTGACCACCGTGGGACCGGGGATGCGCTGCCCCTTCACCGGGTCTGGCGCGATCTTCTTGCCCGAGAACTGGAGCGAGAACTTCGCTTGCAGATCGTCGCCGTAGAAGTCGCAGATCGTGACCTTGTGCGCGTCGCGGATGCGGTAGTCCGCGAGCGAGTTGGTGAGCGAGCGGGTGGTGATGCGGGAGACGAGGTACGTCTTTCCGTTCGCGTTCACGCCGATCGGGGTGAGCCCGTTGTTGAGCGCTCCCTTGATGACGGTGCGCGTCGGCGTCGTGCCGCTGCGCGGGTAGGGGATCGTCCAGAGCGCATCGAGGTTCGACGGCCCGAGGCCGAGCGAATCCCAGTTGCACCGCATGCCGGTGATGCCCGGTGCCTCTCCGAGCGCGTAGATCGCGGCGACGTCGGCGGCGATCTCGCCCGGCGTCCAGTCGAGCTTCTCTCCCCAGATGAGCTCACCGCGCGCGGCGTTCAGCGCGACGGCGATCGTTTGCGCGTTGGCCTCGGTGTCGATGCTCCCAGCGAAATACCGCTGACGGATGCCGGTGGTGGGCAGCGCTTGGCTGTTGACCTGGGTGCTGAGCGCGGCGAGCTGCGTCTGGTCCTCGGCCGCACTGACGATGTAGTAGAAGCGCGAGGCGGCGATGGTGCTGAGTGCGGTGGCGTTCGTGTCGGCGGTGGTGCCGCCGGTGAAGTACGTTTGCGCGACCACGTCGACGGCGGTGTTCACGCCTGCGCCGGTGATCTGCGCGGAGCCGCGGAGCCAGTTGCCTCGCGGGCCCTTTTGCTTCGCGGTGAGCGTCAGCACGCCAGCGACGTTGCCGGCGGTGATGGCCCAGTTCGCCATGGCGTTGGCGCTGTTCTTCACGTTCGTCGCGATGGTGGTGACCGTGTCGCCCGAGGTGATGGCGGTGTCGACGAACTCGTCGCCGACGTAGAGCCGCACGTTCCCGTTCGCCGCTGCGGTGGTGGTGAACGTGAGGACGAGCGTGGCGTTCGCGCCGGCCGACTCGGCGACGACGACCGCGTAGATCGGAGTGTCCTTGTTTTTCGCGACGGCGCGTCGCCACATGCGGTGGAGCTCGCTGCCCTGACCGAAGAGCGCGATGGCATCTGCTTCCGTGACGAGCGGGGTCGACGTGAGACCGAAAGGACCGTAGATGACGGTGCCCACGGTGGCAGAGCCGGTCGAGAGCTTGTTCCCAATGAGCAGCATCGGGTAGGTGGTCGAGCCGTTCGAACTGTCGCCTTGGGCGAAGTTGATCTCGACGTACGTACCGGGAACCGGGTCGTTCGCGGCGAGGCCGGTGAGCGGAATGGTGAACATGATCAGGGCTCCTCGTGCGTGGTGTCGGCGTCGCGTTTCGCCCAGAACTCGGCGGCGCCATCGGCCTCCGACTTCACTTTGTGCGCATCGAACTCGATGCCAGCGCGCTTGGCCGTGGCCTCGTCGGCGGCGACGAGCGACCCATCGCGAAGCGACTTGAGGTACTCATCGCGCACCGGGATCTTGGTGACGTCCTTGGACGCGGGCCATCCGCCCTGCGAACCGATGCCGGGAAGGAAGTCCCGACCGATGTAGCGGCGCGCGCCGGCCTCCAGCGCTTCGTAATTCACGACGAGCGTCGCGCCGACTGCGCGAACCGAGAGAGTGTCAGCCATGGTCGTTCCTCATTGCTGCTGCTCGCGCAGCCATTGTTTGCAGAATGCAACGGCGGTTGCCGTGTCGGCGTTGGAGAGTTCTTCGTCGAACGCGAGCGCGACACCCACTGCGCCACCGGCTGCGGTCGATGCCATGTCGCTGGTGAGGCCGAGCACGCCGAACTTCGTGGCGAGCGCGAGCGTGGCCCACGTTCCACCACCGCTCTTTAGCGTGAGCACTGCGGGTTCGTCGTCGACCTGAACGCGAGTGGTGGCGGTGATTGAACCCGACGATGCGGAGACGCGGATGACGGCGATGTGCCACTCGGTATCCGCTTGGAACTGCGTATCGTAGGAGCTGCCAGTGACGTACAGCCCGAGCCTAACGCCCGTGGTCGACACGGTGTTTGCTTCGAGCGCAAGCGTCCCGTTGGCCAGCGTGGACGTGACGAGGCCGATGGTGGAGCGCTTCGTGACGTCGTAGAGACGGAAGGCGAAGACCAGGGTCTTGCCGGTGTCGGCCGCCATCTCGGTCATGGTGGCCGAGAGCTGCGCGGCCGCGCCGTCGCCGCAGACGATCGGGATGCCCGTGTCGGCGTCCTGCCCGAACACCGGCTGGTTCGCCGGAGCGAGCGGCGACATCGCGTTGCCGCCTTCGACTTGGTTCGCCCAGCTCGCGACGAGTGCTTCGGTCGAATCGAGCGTGATGCCTTCGCTTGCGACGTACATGCCGACGAGCGAGTCGATCTCCGTGACGGCCACCGCGTAGTCATCGACCTTCATGTCGACGATCGTCACCGCAGGCTCGTTACCACTTTGGGATGAGATGAGAGCGTCGAGCCCGCTGAAATCCCCATCGTACGCAGCGTCAGGCGGAGGCATGTCGCGCTCGCGAACCTTCAGCGTTCCGACCCACGTGGGAAAGAGAATGTTCGAGCCTCCGACGAACGTGCCGAAGCTTCCCGACTCGAGCGTGATCTCTTCGATGCCTGCGAGAGCCCACACCTCGGCTCCGTCGCGGTACGACGGATCAAACATGTTCTCGATGCGGTTGAGGAGTGCCGACTCCACCGCGTGGAGGATCGGACCGACCCGTTCCATTTGCGCGGCGGTGACGGACGGGAGCGAGTAGCTCACCTGCCACGACGACTCGTTGCGCATGTAGGACGCGGAGGCCACGCCGTACTTCGACGCCTTGCGGTAGACGCAGAGGAGCGGGAACGGGAACTGGACCTCTTGCAGCCATGGCTGTGGGTCGTACGGAATCTTTTGAGCGACGACCTTCTTGATCGCCGGCACGCCGTTCTGCTGCGCTTGTGCGAGGAGCCGGTCGCCTACGTGGCGGAGGAGGATGGCCTCGAAGTATTCGAGCGCGTAGAAGACGGCCGGGTCGGCGTCCTTGAGCAGCGTGTTCGAGAGATCGGTGGTGAGCGGGTAGGTGGCGCCGCCGTGGTTGAACGTGCCGTATGCCATTCACCACCTGAAGAAGAGGTCGAGCGATTCGAGTGAGGGCAGCGCAAGGTTTTTTCGCCCAATGAAAACGCCCGTGAGGGCATTGCGTGTAGGCTGCACTCGTTGAATCGTCTCGGTGGACCCGGCGGGAATCGAACCCGCTGCCTCCCGCTTGCAAGGCGGGCGCTCTACCAAGTGAGCTACATGGCCCGGTTACGTACCGGATGCATTGAATCGGTCGATGGCGTCAGCGACGTAGAAATCGACGCCGTAGTCGAGCACTTGCTGACCGACGTCGGCGGCGATGCCCATGAACGGGCGAGCCTTCGTGCCCGGATGCATGACTCTTCGGGCGAAGACCACGTTGCCGGCGGCGATGAATCTCAGGGCACGCTTTCGACGTGGGGTGATCTCGTGCGGGTCGGTGCCGCATTCGACGTACCGCGCGTGCTTCGCGTTCGCCGCGACCTCGCCTTCGAGATCGCCGATGGTGTCGGTGATGCTGGCGCGCAGTGCACCGCTGACGTCGTTGAAGAGCGGCGTGTCGCGCGCGCTCTTCGCTGCCTCCGTCACGGCATCAGCGAGGCCGCGCTGGGCTCCACGTCGAAGCTCGTTGTAGAGCTCAAGGAGAGAACTGCGGAACTCCCCGGCGTCGAAGGTGGCCGACGTCAAAGCTCGGGCCTCTCCGCGGTGGCGCGCACCACGAACTCGTAACGGAAGGGCCGCGTGGTGAGCATGTTGATCTTCTTGAACCACGCGCCGGCTTCGTAGCCTGGCCCGGTGATGCGGAAGAGGAGCTCGAGCGGCTGGGTGCCGGTGGGCGGATCGAAGTCGGGCACGTTGATCTTGGTGGGCGTGAGCGGCCCGACGCGAAGGTCTTGCTCTTGGTAAAGGCCGCCGCTCGCGATGATGTCGCGGCTCGTGACCTGCACCACCTTCGGCTTGTAGCTCGCGACGAGGAGCACCTTCGAGACGTCGTATGCGGTGCCGACGCCGACACGTTCTCCGGAGTAGACGCGCTTGAAGACTTCGACGGAGAAGAGGCGAAGGCCCAGGTCGCCTGGGATCTCTCGCACGTCCTCGACGACGTCGAGCAGCTCGTCGCGAAGGGTCACTCAGTACACCGAGAGCGATGCGCCCGCGTTGCCACGGGTCTCGCGCAGGTAGACGATGCCGAGAAGGTCGGCGAGCTCGCGCCGGATGGCTTCGCGTTCTTTCCAGATCGTGCCGAACGCACCGAGCGTCGACATCATCTCCTTGGGAGAGAAGAACTCGACCTCGTCGACCTTCTTGACGCCCGTTGCGCCGATGGCCTTCGTGAGTCGCTCGGTGGCGATTCGAATCTGTTTGAGCAGGTCGCGGATGATCGACTCGCCGCCTTCGACCGTCACCGGATACGTGCCGGTGTGCTCGAGAGCGAGGAGCAGCGTCAGCGAAGCGCCCGATAGCGACTGCGCCGTCGCAGACTCTTGTCGGCCATCCACATCGACGATGATGCGGTTGCCCGCCGCGAACCCGGTGGCGCTCGCAAGCGAAAGCGTCACCGGTTCCGGCGTTCGAGGATCGTCTGCGGCTGCGACAGCGGTGGCCGACGTCGTCGACGCACCACTGAGCGTGTACGGCTGGATGACGTTCTCGAAGAGCTGGGTGATGCCGATGTAGGGCTCCGCTCCGAGCGAGAGCACGTTGAAACCAAGCTCGTACTTGATCCTCGTGATCTCGCTCGTGAGCAGTGCCATGGCATCGACCTCGCTGTCAGCTCAGATGAACGCGGGCTTGTTCCACGAGTACGACGAGACGTACGTGTCGATCGCCGCGCCGGTGACCACACCGACGAGGACCGCGACGCGCGCGAGCGGGTACGAGTAGACGGCTTCCGGTGCGGGGATGACTCGCGTCACCGTCGCATCGGCGCCGGCCGTGCCGGTCACCTGGATGGTGTACGAGCCGTTCGCGGGCGTGGGCGCGACGTCGATCCACGTGCTCCCGCCGTCGCGGCTGACTTGCCACTTCGGCGTGAGGGTGATCGTGTCGGTCTCGCCGTCGAGGGCGATCTCGCATGCGAGCGACCCGCGCTCGATGCCGTTCATGGGCACCGTGCCCATCGACACGACGCTCGTGGCGGTGATGGTGTTGAACGTGCCCGATGCGGGCAGCATTCCGTTTTGGCGGTTGACGTTGCTCATGGTCTTTCTCCTTCGAGCTTTCCGCTCAACCCGTCCGGACGCTGACGCCGAAGCGGTTGTCGAACATCTGGAACGCGAGGTACGCGAGCCAGATCACCTTCGCCGTCTCGCCGAAGTTGTCGTCGGTGCTCGGCGCGATGCGCGGTGCTCCGCCCATGCCGAGGCCGAAGATGCCGGGGCCGAACGCGAGGCCGCGGTTGATCGGGACGCTCGACGAGTTGTTCACCTTGCGGAGCGTGTTGCTCTTGAAGATGTCGAACTT